CGCCAGTAGTTTGTATCACGGTTGCTGTAGTAAGAAGTGCCAGCGTTGATACCGGCAGCGCGGAGCTTACGCTCAAGAACGCTCATGGGTACATTGTAGCCCTCAAACTCTACGCCAAAGGTGCGGCTCTCAAAGGTGGTCATTGCTATCTCCAAAGGGTTAGTGGTTATCAACAATACGAATATAGGGGCTGGGTTTAATTTTGTAAACCCCTAAATGCACAAAACGACCAAAAAAAATGCAAAAAAATTCGTGTGGTTGACAGGGGGTGCGGAAATTAAGACAATCGCTTGTGGCTTGGGTTGTACCTTAAACTGTAACTTAAACCAGAACTGCAAACCCACAGGTGGTTAGTATTTGGTGTCGGTGGCAGGATTTTGTGTTTCGACAACAGCCCAAGTCACACATCGAATTGTTAGGGAGACACGTCAGTGTTTTCAAAAGGGGCGGGAGGAAACTCCCGTCTCTTTTTTTTAATCCGCAACAATGATACATTCATCCCATAACGGGATAATGGGGTGGCGATGGCCGCGAAGAAAAAACCAAGACTTACGGCAAACGAGTGGTCTGAGGCCCGTGTTCTCTACGTTCAGGGGTTTGTGGATGACAATGGTGAGCGACAGTATATGACGCTTGAGGCGCTGGCTCGTAAGTTCAAAGTCAATATCACAACCGTACACAGGCGCAGTAAAGATGAAGGCTGGCGTGACCAGAGGGTTATCTTTGAGCAAAAGCTGTCACAGGAAATAGACGAACAAAAACGGAAGCAGTTGTCAGAAGAGGCGGTGGAGTTTGACGCTAATTCATTGAAGCTGGCAAAGGCTCTGCAAGCAGATATCGTGCGTCTGATGCGACTGGCTCAAACAGAGCGACAGCGTTATGAGGCGATGCTCCAGTCATGGCATGAAAGGCGGGAGCGGGCTGAAAAGGGCGGGCGAGAATTTCATGAGCCTTTTCCAGCACAGCCATCAATTATTACAAGTGGGGGAGTCAATCAATTGGCATCTGCACTGGAGAAGACCCATAAGACGGGTCGCTTAGCCTTGGGTGAAAGCACAGAGAACAGGAATGTTAGCGGAACAATCAACGCAGTTGATGAAGGACTGGCAGAGGCTTTTGACCTTATCGAAAGACTGGCAGGATCAGGACAAGGCCGCAGCCCAATCGTTCATTAACTGGCGATACAAACAGTCTCGCGAATCTCAGCGCACTCCAAACGGTGACTGGGATATATGGCTCATCCTTGCTGGACGAGGTTGGGGCAAGACGAGAACCGGCGCACAAGATATAGTGGCATATGCCGCGAAACACCCCAATACTATCTGTGGCGTAGTCGCACCAACAGGTGGTGACTTGCGGAGGGTTTGCTTTGAAGGGCCGTCTGGCCTACTCAGCATCATTCCTGATGAGTGCTATTGGCAGGGTGATAGGCGGTCTTACAATCGCTCCAGCATGGAGATTCGCTTATGGAACGGGTCTGTCATTCAGGGATATGCCGCCATTGAGCCTGACAGGCTCCGTGGGCCTCAGTTCCATCGCATCTGGGCAGATGAGCTTGCAGCGTGGCGGTATCCTGAAACATATGACCAGATCATGTTTGGCCTCAGACTTGGTGAGAAGCCAAGAATGGTGGTGACAACAACACCGCGTCCAACCCCTATTATTATCAGTCTCGCCAACAGGGCTGGTAAAGATGTGCATCTGACCAAGGGCAACACCTTTGAGAATTATGAGAACCTTGCTGACAGCGCATTAGCGCAACTCAAAGAAAAATATGAAGGCACAAGGTTAGGGCGACAGGAATTATACGCAGATATCCTTGATGATCATGAAGGAGCATTATGGTCATACCGTATGATTGATGAGAACCGCCTCAGTAAAATCCAAGCTCCAGAAATGTCCCGCATTGTCGTTGCTATTGACCCAGCGGTCACGAACAACGAGTCTTCTGATGAAACTGGTATTGTTGTTTGTGGCAGAGGGGTAGATGACAAATTCTATGTGTTGGAGGATGCTTCCTTGAAAGACAGCCCTGACGCATGGGGTCGTAAAGCAGTGGACTGTTTTTATCTTCACAATGCTGATAGGATAGTTGCAGAGGTAAACAATGGGGGAGACCTTGTTGAGCGTCTGATCAGGAATGTAGATAGCTCCGTGCCATATACGCCAGTCACGGCGTCACGGGGCAAACTGGTACGGGCAGAGCCAATTGCTGCACTGTATGAGCAAAAAAAAGTGCATCATGTGGGTTCATTTCCTGTATTAGAAGATCAGATGTGTAGCTATGTGGCGGGGGGTAGAAAATCACCCGATAGGCTTGATGCCCTAGTCTGGGCCTTAACGGAACTGAGCCAGACAACAGGTCAGGCATATTGGAGAATAAGCTGATGGCATCAATCGCGCAGAATATCAGGGCATTTTTATTTGGGTCACCTGAGAAGAAAGAGGCTCCACAGGTGATGATGAACTACACGACGGCAACCCATTACCGGCGTGATAATTTTGATAGTTACGCAGATGAGGGCTACAGGCAGAACGCCATTGTCTACCGTTGCGTAAATGAGATTGCCAACGGTGCCGCATCTATTCCCTTCAAGGCTTTTCAAGGCGAAACAGAGCTAGATCAGCACCCCATACTTTCCCTTCTAAATCGACCTAATCCCACCCAAGCTGGTGTTGAATACTTCCAGAGTTTGTATTCCTTTCTTCTTTTGTCAGGTAACTCTTACGCTGTTCGCAACGACGTTGGTCAGACGCCGAGAGAATTGCATCTGTTGCGACCAGACCGGATGCGTGTGAAACCAAGCAAAACGTCTATGCCGTCTGGCTATGAGTACGTCATTCAAGGTCGCGTCGTTCAGACTTATGAGGCTGACCCTGTCAGTGGCGAGTCTGAGGTGAAGCACATGAAGTTGTGGAACCCTCTGGATGACTACTATGGCTTGTCACCGCTGATGGCGGCGGCAGTGGATGTGGACAACCACAACGCAATTAACAAACACAACATCAACTTATTAGAGAACGGCGCACGGCCATCTGGTGCAGTGGTGTTCCGTCCAATCAATGACCGTGGCATCCCCATGCAGTTGAGTGACCAACAACGCAAACAACTGGCAGAGGATGTTGATAACAAGTTCTCTGGGCCAACAAACGCTGGTCGTCCTTTGTTGCTTGAGGGTGACTTTGACTGGAAAGAGATGGGCCTGTCTCCAAAGGATATGGACTTCCTGCAACAGAAGCACCTTGCCGCCAAGGATATCGCCTTGTGCTTTGGTGTGCCGTCACAGCTTATAGGCATTCCTGATGCTCAGACTTACGCCAACGTGCAGGAAGCGAGGCTTGCGTTATATGAGGAAACCATCATCCCATTAGCCAAGCGAGTCGAGTCTGACCTAAATGAGTGGCTGGCTCCAGCATATGGGGAGGACATCTCCATTCAGTATGACCTTGAGGCAATCCCAGCAATGACGGAACGTCGCCGCCGCATCTATGAGAATGTCACCAGCGCGGTGAGAGAAGGTATTATCTCAAGGAACGAAGCGCGAGAGCGTTTGGGCTTGGAGCCAATAACTGGAGGGGATGATGTATTTATTGCAGCTAATCTGTTCCCATTAGGGTCAGCAGAGGTGGCTCCAGCGGAGGGTGAAAATGCTGAAGAAGATGGTAAACAGGCTTATGATTGGGATACTTTTTACAAGAGTGAAGTTGAAAAAGATGTATTCACAACTGAAGCAGAAGCTACAGAACGTGCGGAAGAGATAGGTTGCACAGGCACACACTCCCATGACACGGACAATGGGACAGTCTACATGCCATGCGCTTCCCATGCTGACTACACACGATTGACAGGCGATGAGCTTGAGACGCCCAAGCAAGACCCTCGTTACGGTGAGGGCAGGGATGTTTTTGACAGTCAGCCAGAAGCAGAACGCAGGGCGAGGCGGCTTGGTTGTGAGGGGACTCATACAGTCAGGGGACCAGACGGCAACCATTACATGCCATGCTCCAGCCACTCTATTTATCTGAGAGTGACTAATCAGGATAAAGAGGAGGAGGATGATGATGCAAAGGCAGAGAGCGATGTTGACACAACGCCTACTGACAGCATGGCGGCGGCGGCAAAGCGCGGACTTGAGATGCGTAAAGAGTTTAACAGAGGCGGAACAGAGGTTGGTGTCGCAAGAGCGGTCCAACTGGTCAACAAAGAGCGTTTGTCGCCGCGAACTGTCAGGCGTATGCACTCGTTCTTTAGCCGTCATGAAGTAGACAAACGAGCAACAGGGTTCAGGCAGGGAGAGGAAGGCTACCCGTCCGCAGGAAAAATTGCTTGGATGTTGTGGGGAAGTGATGCTGGCCAGACATGGGCTAGGCGCAAGGTAGCGCAATTGGACAAGGAAAGAGATGGTAAGGCAGAGATTGAGAGCATCATGCTCCCATGCTGTGACGGGTGTGACCCGTTGCCATATGGAGAGGCAAAGGCTGAGATATCAGGTAAGGTCAAAGAGGCTCTTGCAGGAAAAGTCAAAGAACACAATGACAAGCACGGGGATAAGAAAGGCAAGCGTGTCACACAGCGGATGCTAGAAGCCGTGTTCAGGAGGGGTGTTGGAGCCTACAGAACGAACCCAGAGTCTGTGAGGCGCAACGTATCTGGTCCTGACCAGTGGGCATATGCACGAGTCAATGCTTTCCTTTTTGCCGTCCGCAAGGGTCGTTTCCGTAGTGGCAAGTTTGATCTTGATCTATTGCCGTCAGGACATCCATTGAAAAAATGAAAGCACTCGCTCAGAAGCGACGCGGTATTCGTGTATCTGCCCGCAAAGAAGTGCTTGAGCAAAACAGGCTCCGTAACGGCTTTGAACGCAAGCTACGCAAGCAATTGTCTACAGCCTTCACAAGGATAGGCAGGGCCGCTCAAAGGGAGTTCATAGCGCATGGTAGGCTCTTGCAGAGCATCCTTGGGATTGAGGATACCTTTTATAACCTGATGGAGAGCCATTACAGGGCTGTCATCAATGAGTTTGGGTTGCGTATCATACGAGACCAGAAAGAAGACACGCAGTTTGAATTTCTGGTGCGGGAATATCTCAGGGTCAACGGCGGCAGTCGCATCACCCAAATATCAGAGACCACAAGAAAACAGATCATGAGCGTGATCTCACAGGCTGATGAAGATGCCCTTGGTGTTCAGGTAACAGGGAAG